AGGTTGTTGGCTCCGGTGGGCAGCGCCCGCCACGACCGCAGCCACTTCTGGACGGTGCCCGCCTCCGTGTAGACCTCCGGGTCGTAGGCATAGATCGCCCCGGCGAGATAATCGCCCACGACGATCTCGGCGTTGTAGGCCATCTGGCAGTCGCCCCGATGGCGGGTGTACCGATTGTTCAGCCAGCCGGCGCGTTGGTGCCACGACAGCGTCGCCACGTCGTAAACCCAAGTGATGTCGGCGGACGGGAAGTTCAGGACGTAGAACGAGTGGCCGTCCTGCTGGTAGGTGTAGGCGGTGGCGTCCGTGATGTCGGTGTACTGCTGGATTTGCCACTCGACCGCGTGCGTCGAGATGCGCTCGCCGTTGTAGCCCTTAGAGCGGTAGACGATGCCGCGACCGCGAGCGTCCGCCCCCAGCCAGAACACGCCGTTGTCCAGCTTGGCGACCGAGTAGGGCGCTGCGCAGCCGATCTCGTTAAACGCGCCCTGGATGCGCGACAGCGGGAAGTCGGGCAGCCCGGCGTTGTACCAAACCTCGACAGACGTCTGACCGAACAGCCAAACCTCGCGGTGATCGACGATCAGAGACACGAGGTTGTCGGGTGAGCCCTCCGCGCTGGCGAAGTCCAGCGGATCGACGGACGTGCCGTCAAGCAGCGCCGTCACCCAGAACTTCTGGCTGTTGGGTTCAGTAAAGACAAAATAGCCGTCGATGAAGCCGACCGTGGACGCGCCGGGAAAGTCCGGGTCCGTGATCTGCGCGAACACGTCGGTGCCGGCGTTGTAGATGTAGCCGGTGGCGCCCGCAGCGATGAAGAGCTGCGTGCCGTTGTCCACCATCGACACGGGGCCGGACCCCGCGACTGTGCCCTTCTCGGTGACGACCCACATGTTATCGATCTGGTAGAGCTTGTCATCTGAGACGGCGTAGCCATAGTCGCCAAACGTCCACAGCCCGCGCACGGGGCCGTTGCCGACGTAGGCCAGAAAGCGCAGGCCGGGCGCGCGTTGCAGGAACGCGGGCTCCTTGCCCGCCTCCGGGATCATCTCCGGGAACAGGTTGATGAGCTGGTTGTCCGCAGCGTTGGGGCTGCGGACGGCGCTGAAGGAGCCGAGGATAGGGCTTTTCATGTCCACCCATTCTCTTCACACAGCCGCAGGTACTCCGCGACGGTGAGGTAGCCTGCATCAGTGAGGGCGCGGGCCATGTCGTGGGTCATGTGCCGATCAACCCATGTGCGGTGAGGTCGTCAATCAGCGCCTTAACGCGCTGGGCCAATTGCTCCGTCGTCACTGTTGATGTGTCAAACGTAGTGCGCGTTGCGGTTCCCGTTGGCGCTGTCCACCCTGTTTTTCGATCAGAAACAACAGTTTGACCGTTAACGATAAAACCATAGCCCGTATCGACAAGCACAGACCCAGCAGAAACCTTTACCCCGCTAAACGACCCAGACAGTTGATTGATAACAAGGAACCCGCCTACAGCCTCCATCTGCACGGTGCGTTTTACCCCGCCAGCGTCGAAGTACTGCATCCAGAAATCTTGGGAGGCGATAGACGTACCTGACGCGCTTGTAGGACCGAGCGCCATACCAATTGACGCGCCCCCATCAGCTGAATAAAACCCCGTCGTCCATTTATTTCCGTTGCCGAGCGAATTTACGATGTACCCAACAGCGTTAGTTGATTGAGAAAGCGAATTACCTCCAACGCTCGCCCCGATAACTTGAGTACCCGGATTCATAATGTTGAAATCTAATTCAGCACCAATAAGAACTCTACCTGTTCCCGCCCCAACTGAACGTGAATTTGAGTCCATCAGCAAAGTGTTAAGGCCCCACACGCCTCCATCGTTTACTGTTGCTACGCCGCAGCCAAAAAGAGCGACCCCGTTCCCGCCGATCCCTGCTTTTGCAGTATCGGAACGGATATAGCCAGAAATAGCCGCCATCCCACCAATTGTTGAATTGGCCGGAAGATAGGCAACTGATTGCGCAACATCATAATGGCTTACAGATGGATATATCACACTGTATATTGAATAGGCGTCTATGGATGAGTTAGAAAACCGTTTTCCAAACGCTTCAGACGCAGAGTACGTCAACGCTGGTGGCAGCGCGTATCCGGGGGCAGCAAAAGCTGCGTCGTCGCTGTTTTCAAACGAGCAAAGACCTACGTCTACGTTAGTTGAAAGTTTGTAGGTTCCGTTTGGAACAAAGACGAGCCCGCCAGCGGCTACAGAATTTGCTGCCGCCTGTATAGCCGCCGTATCGTCCGTCACACCATCCCCGACAGCGCCGAAGTCCTTGACGTTCACCACATCCGCAGCGCGGTTGGCGAGGCTGCGCGCGGTCGTGGAGCCGGTGGCGATGACCGTCGTGACGTCCGTGACGGTCGCCTGCTTGGTTACGCCGCCCTGCACCAGTGCGACCTCCTCCGCGCCCGTCAGTGGGGTCGTGGCGGCGGGAAGCTGTGAAATCTTGATCGAGTTGGTCATCGGGCTTGACCTCCAGACACAGCACGGTTAACATTAACTATGTCGTGTTTTGAAAGGGGCATTTTGTGAGCCTTACCGCAGAGAGATTGCGCGAATTGATATGCTACCACACCGATACGGGGCAGTTTACTTGGTTGAAGCCTCGCCGCCGCTGTTCGCCCGGAAAGGTAGCTGGGTGCCGAATGAAGAATGGTTATTGGGCTATCCGCGTAGATGATACGCTGTATCTGGCGCATCGGCTTGCGTGGCTGTACGTAACCGGAAATTGGCCGGTGGACCAAATAGACCATGTCAACGGGCAACGCAACGACAACCGATTTTGCAATCTGCGAGAAGCGACAAATATTCAAAATTCGCACAACCGTCGTTACGCAGGCAACAAAAGCGGGTTTCAGGGTGTCCGCCGCGAAAACAGTAAGTGGTTGGCCGAGATAAAAGTACGCTACAAACCCATGCGGTTGGGTTTGTTTGACACGCCGGAAGAAGCGTATGTCGCGTATTGTGAGGCCAAACAACTTTACCACTCCTATGGCCGCGATCAAAAATTGCCAGCGTAGATGTTATATTTTTGTCTCGTCCCCGTAATGCTGTACGGGATCGCCATGATGTCGTCGGGGTTGTTGACGCGCTTCAGATTGCGCTTCGACGTCATCGCAATGCGCTGGACCTGCGGCGAGGGCTCAACGCCGAACTCCGGCGCCATCTCGCAGGCGAGGCCGTAGCGGAACGCGCGCAGGTAGCCGGGCGGGAACGTCAGGTTGGTCGCCAGATTGGCGGGCTGGGTCAGTTGGCTGACCGAGATCATGTGGAAGTGCAGCGGCTTCAGCGGGCGCGGGTAGACGTACAGCTCGATGTCCGGGTAGGTCATGTTGACGAACATGACCTGCGGGAACGTGCTGGAGACGGTTTTGACGGCGATGCCGTTATACTGCTGCTGGTTGATGAGCTTGAGGCCGTACGAGATGCCGGTGGCGAAATCGACGAAGTAGGTCGAGTCATCCACGGCCACGGGGCGCACAAGCGTGACGAGCGGATCGACAGCCGCCAGCGTGCCGGTGGGGCCGAGCGTGGCGAAGGTTTGGCCAACCGGCCACTCGACCACTTGGTCGATGGTGGCGTAGACCGCTAGGCGCTCAATCGACCACGACTCGATCATCTGGTTGAGCGCGGACAGGGCATCCTGAGACGTTTCAGCGGACGGCGTCTCGCCTTCCGCCAACACGCCCAGAAGCCGCAGGGCTCCGTTAATCTGTTCGCCCGCTGTCGTCATCGCTCACCTGTGTACGCGCTGGCCGCTTGCGGCGCTGCATGGTGTTGGGTGGTTCGGGCGGCTGTTCGCCGGGGGCGTGCCGCACCCAGCCGTTGGCCTCGTCCGCCTCCGCTTCCATCTCAAGGGTTGCGACCTTGGTGCCGTGAACCGGGTGCTGAAGGTATATCATGCTTTGTCCTGAAGGGAAAAGGCGGCCCGTAGGCCGCCTAAATTATGACGCCAGAAGCGGCACGGAGTACCATGTCGTGCTGTCATACGCGACCAAAATGGACGACGTATTGGCGGCAAGAACGTAGTTGCTGTCGGCAGCGATAGCGTTCACGGCGTCGCCGGTTGACGGCCACACCTTAAGGACGGCGTTCGCGCCGTTTTTGATAATGACCACGCGGCCAGCCTCGGCTTCAGGGAGTTTGACGCCTTTGGTGGCGTCCGCCGCCGAGACGAGCGTAAACCCGCCCGCCAACTGCGCTGCGTTAGCCTGCGTGCTGCCGGTGGCCGCCACCGTGGCCGAGGCCACGTAGAGGTCGCCGGCCGCCGTGACCGTCGTGCCGGACACCGGGCCGCCAGAGATGGTTGCGCCAGTGATGGTGGTGCCCGAGACAAGCTCGGGATCGGAGTAGGCGACGCCTACAGGTTTTGTATTCGGCATGGGTGCCTCCTGTTATAGCTGGGCGGCCCGAAGGCCGCCCGCCAGACATTAGCTGATGCGATAGCAGGTGTAGGCGCCGTCCGCCGTCTTGCGCGCACGGAAGTGCGCCGACGTTGCCGCCGAGACAGCCGCCGCGCCGACAATCGTCCAACCCGTGCCGATCACCAGCGTCGCCGCATGGGTAGCTGCGGTGAGGTTGATGACATAAAAGTCGAACGAGCTATCGACCTTGGCGTTGTTGAACAGCGCGTCGGTGAGAGCCGCAGTCGGCAGCGTCAGATCAATCGCGCCGGTAGGCGTGGTTGTAATGATGCCGCCAGCCAGTTCAGCCGCCGTGAGGGTTGCCGCAGCAGCCTTTGTGGCGGGAGGAGCAGCCTGCGTGCCGATAACAGCTTCGCTGATGTTGCCGTCGCCAAACTGACGACCGCCACCGATAGAAGGAATAGCCATGGTGTTGATCCTTTCAAAAGGGAAAGGCCCCCGGCGTTAGCCGGAGGCGGGTTTGGGTTAGCCCCACATACGCACGGCCATCTGCGGACGGATGACACCGTAGCCGTAGAGAACGTCAATGCGGCACGGCATACGGTCGTTGTTGATGTCGTACTGACGCACGATGCGCAACGAGATGCCGTTGTGGACCTGACGCGAGGCCATATCGACGCCCTGCGGAAGCAGAAGGTCGGCAGTGGCGAAGCTGATCGCGTCCTTGTGGTAGATCAGGTTCTGCGGGTACTGCGTCGAAGCAGCGCCGAGGAACGTGACAACCGCGCCGGATTGCGGGAAGCTGTCCACGGTGGCAAGGGCGTTGGCGGCCGTGTAAATGGCCGGGCTAATCTTGACCGTGAACGTGCCGGACACGCCAGCGGTGTCTTCCGTGACCACGAACTGCTGGAGCGAACCAGTGGACTCGCGGGTCTGCGGGTTGACGGCGAACACGCTGCCGATGGTGAACACGTCACCAACCTTGAGCGTGGTCGTTGCGGAACCCTGAGACAGAACGACAGTCGTGGCGCCCTGAGCTGAGATGGTCGTGCCGACCGTCGTCGAGGCGGTGCGCGAGAACGTGCCCGTCGAGAACTGCTTGATCGACTGGGACATGTTGATCTCTTCGTAGCCCAGCACGCCAGTGCCCATCAGTCCGTTCTTGAACTGGCGGCTGACGACGTCGGTGGGGTTGAAGAGGCCCTTCATGCCCTCGACAAGTCCGGCGTTAGCGGCGGGGTTGACCGTCGCGTAGCGCGGGGACATGACGGCGGCAGCCTCGTTCAGCTTCTGCTGGCCCTGAAGAAGAACCAAAGAAGTTGCCGGGGTGGTGCCGGGCGTGCCGACCGAGTTGTAGATCGACTTGAACGAGTTGGCGACGTCCGCATCAATGGACGAGGCGAGCTGCGAGATACGCGGCTTGAGAACGCGTTCAGCAAAGTCGTCGAGCTGCATCGTGAGTTCGGCGGTCGTAAAGTTGACGCCGATGTGCTTTTGGCTGGAGACGGAGAGCGTGGTGAACTGCTCGTTGTCGTCCTGAACCTGAAGGGCAGCGCCGTCCGTGACCAGAGCGCGGTCGGGGAGGCGGATGCGCAGCGTGGAGCCGATCTTGGCGCCCTCAACCGCGAACGAGTCGTCGTACTGACGGTTCACAGTGCGGGTGATGACGAGGTTGTTCTCCAAGATTTCGAGGGCTTTCCTCGTAATCATGTCAATCGTAAGAAGCGAATTGCCCATTGTGTAGTCCTTTCAGTGACTTAACGTCTGAGGGACTCCAGCTTCTTGATCTGTCGCAGCCGGTCGGCTTCAATCCACTCCGACGTTGACATGGTCTTGATAGACCGGGGGTCTGTCGTGTCGTATGCAGACGATCCACTCGCACGAGCCGCGACCGGAGCAATAGGAGCCGGAGCGGTTGATGTT